CAGTATCTTCCGGGGTTTGCTGGTTAAAGCCTGGCGTACCCATGCGCGCGCCGGGTCTTGTCAATCTCGTTCATTCGTTCGCGGGAATAGGGTTCGGTGGCAGTGCCGCCGCTGCGCGACCACCGGCCACCCCATGATCGAATGATCACGGTCTGGCCGAATAAATCGTGTTGCACAGCGACGGCGTAATACCGTGACGGGCTGATATAGATACGCATGATGATTGCACCAGAGGGGGAGTGGGCGCATTCAGCATGGCAGGGTGATCGGGCTTTGGGAAAGCTCAAGATGGCGGAATTGCGGGAAATTACGTGAAAGTGTTGCGTTATAACCCATTGTTTTTGCTCGCTTGAGCATCTGCGCAACTGAGTATTTGAGCGTCTGCGCATTTGATCAATTGAGCATTTGCGCATTACGGATCGCGGCCGCTCGGGTTTTTGATGGGGCCAAGGCCATCGGCGGCACGCAGCAGGTTTAGGCCTTGGACGATTAGCGATTGCATCGGCTCGTGACGGCTGGTCGCCCAATTCTTGATGGCCTGGTGATCGTCGAAGTAAAGCCAGACGCCGACTTTCACTTTGTCCGGTTTGGCGATCTCGGCGCGCGCTGGCGCATCATCATCAACCAGGAACGATTTCAGGTCTATTTCCGGCATAGTTCCTCCTTAACCCACGCCCATAGTGCGGTCATTTCAAGCGCCGCCTTGTCGCGCGGCTTGTATTCGTTGACCGATAGCCCGAGGGAAATAGCGTCCTCAAACGGCAACCGGTCGCCAATCCAGCACGGGATCACCGCGCCCAGTCCAGCCAGGTCAGCAGCGGTCTTATGCGCCTGATCCCGGCGACGCGCATGCACCCGGGTCAGTAGGAAATAGGGCGCCTTGCCCGCCGCGCGCGCCATTTTCGCCGAAGCTTGCACGCGGGCTATTTCGAGCGCCGCAGACGGCCTGACCGGGATAATGATCATGTCGGCAGCTTGGGCGATCTGCGAGGACTCGTGTGCAAGGTGCGGCGGGCTATCAATGACCGCCAGGCTGAAGCCCTTGTTGTGCGCGGTGTGGATCGCCAGCTGCAACTCAGACGCATGCACCGCGGTGACGACCGGCGTTTCGGATACGCGCTGGCGCGCCCAGCTGGATGCGGATTTCTGCGGGTCGGCGTCCAGTAGGATGACGCGCTCGCCATCGTCCTGTGCGCGGCAGCTAGCGTGAATGGCCGTGGTGGATTTCGTTCCGCCGCCTTTCTGGCCGAAAAATGCGATCGTTTTCATGCGGGCACCTTGGTGACGTACAGTTTGAAAATGACAACCTGTTTGTGCTGGTCGACGAAATAATTGATGTGTTCGATCCGCTGGTCAGGCGCTTTGAAATCCTTGGCGTAGTGATCGACCACTTCCGGGAGCGGAACTTCCTCATAGATGATGTCCATGGGTTTCCTTTGGGCGTAAAAAAGCCCGCGAGTGCGGGCGGGGTCAGTACACATCCGGCAGTGCGCCGGCTATTTCTTCAATCGCTGCTGGTCTAGAAAATCAGACCAGTCCTGCATCATCGTGCGGCGCTCATCCATGTATTGCGCGTGGTTGTACGCCGCTTTGACCTTGTTGCGCTCCAAGTGCGCCAGCTGGATCTCGATCACTTTTTCGGGGTAGCCGAGCTCATGCAGGATTGTTGAGGCGGTCGAGCGAAAGCCGTGGCCAGAGACAACGCCTTTGAAGCCGATTAGCTCAATGAGCCGGTTGATGGTCGTGCCGGTAATACTGTCATCTGGGCGTCGCGTATTGGGGAATACGAACGGCCTGCCTCCGTGGAACTTCTGCATGTGGTGAAGAATGGTAATGGCCTGGCGCGACAGTGGGACAATATGATCAGTGCCCATCTTCATTTTGTCACCGGGGATGCGCCACGTCTGGTCGTCCAGACTGAAGTCATCCCACGTGGCGCGGCGGATCTCGATGGTGCGAACAAAGGTCAGCAGCATGAACTGTGCGGCGTTTTTTGCCGGGCCATAGCCCTGATAAGCATCGAGCGCGCGCAGGAACTGAGGCAAGTCATCAAGCCGCAGCGGTTTATGGTGACTGACCGGTGCTCGCTTCACGACACCGCCAAGCGGTGCCGTTGGGTCGTTGTCGCAGCGCAGAGTTGTTATACCGTGCCTGAATGCCGCGCCGGCCCACTGGCGCGCATTCCGCGCAACAACCGGCGCGCCCCGTTTTAGTATCGCGTTGATCAGATCAAGACATTGCGCTGAAGTAACGGACCGAATCGGCAAGTCGCCAATACCGGGATAAACGTCAGCCGCCAGTGTTTTCTCTACTTGACGTTTGTATGGAGCGCTCCAGTGCTGGTTGGCTGCGATCCACTCCTCTGCGACCATGCGGAATGTATTCTGATCTTGGTTGATTTGCCGGGCTATGGCTGCTTTTTTTGCCGTGTTCGGACTCTGTCCCGATGCCACCAGTGCGCGCGCCGCTTCCAGTAATTTGCGCGCATCTGCCAGGCCGACGGAGGGGTATTCTCCAATGGTAAACATACTGGCCTTTCCGTCCAGCCGGAAGCGGTAGCGCCATAGTTTTTGGCCGGATGGTCGTATCTCGACGCATAGCCCCTTGTGGTCAGCCAAGCGGTAGACCTTATCGGTCGGTTTGGCCTGTCGAATCTTGGTGTCTGACAGCATTGTGAGTAAGGCCAGGTTAAATTGATCGCCAAATTGCGTTACTCACAATCTTACTCACAATTTAACGCGAAGGCATGCGAAAGGATGCGAATTCATGCGAAGAGATAACTCGGGGAAGTTCGCCACGTAAGGATGCTACGCGATAGCATGCAACACAATGAGAGGCCCATGCCGGTTATCGATCATCAACAGCATGGTGTGTGTTGAACCCTTGTGGTTGCTGTGTCTATTGGTGTGAGTGCGTGTATCTTACTCACAATCTTACTCACATTGCCTTTTGATGAGGTTGGCTCGCCATTCATCAAACGCTTCCTTGGGCCAACGGGACGAGCAGCCATCCTTGATCGGTTTCGGGAACCGCCCGGCCTTCATGCGGCGGTAAATCGTCGCGTGATGATAGCCGGTCAGGGCGATTACATCCTTGAGAGTATAGAGCTGGCTTTCCATTATGACTCTTTCAGAAAAATGCCGCCACTGGGCAGCCGAATTGTGATGTGTTAAAAATGAGTAAACCGGGCAAAGCAAAGGCCGCATCAGCGGCCCGTCAGTTGTTCTTGCGGTAGCGGCATGCTCACGCCGCCAACTGCATCCGATCATGCTTTCGGAAAAACTCGTCAACCATCTCGTGCGCGTTATCGATGGCCGTCGAGACCATCCCGGTCGGCATTACCGCCAACAGGCCGCGACACAGATCAAACGTCTGGCGTAGCGCCTCAAGCTCATCGCCCTTCGGCACAAAAGAACCGCGGTCATTGAATCGCACGCCGATATCAGCCAGCACATCTGCCGCAGCCTCGGATCGAGCCTTGGCCACCATCGCCAGACTGTCGGTGGCCCCGCCGCCACTGTGAGCCAGTACCTGATATCCGAGCTGCCAGATCATGCAATTGGCCTCACTCAGCGCGACGAACTGGTGCATCGTAAGATGCCCGGAGCGCAGCTCATCCAGAGCAAGGTAAGCCGGCAACAAGATGTCGCGCTGGGCGTCTGCGGGTAGGTCTGCCTGATTTGCGCTTGCACTGCTTTTTCATCTCAACCTCCAAAAGGCGAAAATGGCGAGAAAATCAGATAGCCGATGAAAACCACGACTTCGCCGGCCAGCAGATACAGCAGATCCCGATTCGCCTGGCAGAATTGCAAAGCGCCCATGGAAGGGCGCTTGTCGTGGGGCGGAATGGAGTTGGTTGTCAGCGCCATATCGGCGCCCCGTACGTGAGGGCTGCGACAGCCCCGCCAATAAATATTGACATAACAGCACACCCGCCGGCTTCGCTCGTGAACGGGTGTACGCCGCTAATCCAGCTGCAAAACCAACCGGCAAGCAAGGTTGCGGCAAAGACGACCCCGGTTGCGATTAAGCGCTGCCTCATGATTTTGCTCCCGGCTTATGATGAACAAATTCGACGCACTTAACGACAACCGTCCCGTCTTTATCGGTTTTCATGACCGGCATGCCTTTAAATGGCAGCGACGAACAATCACGGACGTCGAGGTGCTTGCATGCGGCGCACATGCTTCCGCTCGGGCGATGATTCATGGCGCGACCTCCGGCACAGACGGCAGCGGCTCAGGGCATCCGCGATACGCGCGCGTCATGCAACACTTCGTTACCGCACCAGTATTGCGACTGCCGGCAGCCCCGCACGCACCGCGGTGTTGATAAAGACCTGGCGACCAGCATTTTCGCTGCGGGCAGTTTTTGTCACAGCAGTCATACCCGTTGATTTTCATGTCTCACCCTCCCGTCGCCGACACAAGATCCGGTTGCGAGTGGCAGATCCCGCATGCGCCGTGATGCGCGGAGTCGGGGCAGGTCTGGCCGTGGTCGTGAGATGTCAAGGATTCCTTGACGACTGGCGCGGCGAGCATAGCGCGGGATATTCTCGCAGCCCACCAATCCGGGTCTTCGATGATTGTTCCGCTGGGCATTTCTCGCCGCAGCCATTCAACAAAGCCATCCGGAACACTCACCGGCTCCTGCGGGATGCTGGCGAGGATGGCATGCGAATCCACCGGCTTCCGGTCACAGCCGCAGTCGTGCGCGGCATCAGTTGCATTGATCGCCGCAGTGATGAGTTTCAAATCACGTTCTGCTCTCATTTCGTCCCTTTCAGTGCCGCGCGGCTGGCTTGCCAGTGCAGCCACGCGTTGCGCGTTTGCGCGTCGAGGTAATAGCCTTTCTCCGGGTTCCGATCGGTGAGGAATGCCGTGTACGTCTCAAACTCCGCCCGACTCTGCGCCTCGTCTGGCAGGGTAGGCGGTTGCGATGCGATGTAGAGCTGGGGCGAGTTTTGGTCAGCAACAGGGACGGCGTACGTTGCAACCAGTTGCCCATTGTCCAAGTAGTCAAAGCCGATGTGAATTGCTGTCACGGCATTCTCCCCAGGCATCGCCAGCGCGGCGCGGGCTTGCCATGCAGTCCACATGTCGGCGGTACGGCCCCATGTATAGCGCCCATCTGCGCGCCCCAGCGGCCTGGACTTCTCGCCGGCCAGCAGACGTTGTTGAATTTCAGCCCATTGCTTGTCAGTCAGTTTTGACGGGCGCCCCATGTCATTCACTCCATGTCTCAATGTTCGCAGTGTAGCGCAGGCCGCCGATTGATGCACCCCCGCCGGCACCCGCAATAACCGCCTCGATTTCCGGCGCAATACCTGACGCAGTAACGCAATCATCGAAGTCCAATGCGGTGGTGGTCTTTGATATATCCCAGATTCATCGTTCACGCTCCCATTGATCTCGGCAATCAGCGTCGCACCAGCGGCGAGGTACTTCAAGTGCTTAGCCGCAGCATAGACAAACCCCGGTGGCAACCGGCCCGACTGGTTTACGGATAGACATCGCGGCGTCGGTCAGCATTTTCGCGCTCCTTCTCTACCATGTATGCTACTTGCTCATCTTCCAGATCCTCATTGCGGGCAATCCCCGCCGCCTGCACCAACTCATAGTGTCGGCTGGCACGAAGGGTTTCGAGTTCAGCTTTAAGTCGATCAATCTCGTCTTGTTTTTCATCTAATCTTACAGCTTCAACACGAGTTGATAACAAACGAGCCATTTCTGTATTTTCAGATTTTAGCCTGTCGATTTCGGCCTGTGCGTCTGGTGGATATGTGTAGAGCGGAATTGCATCGGATTGTTTATCGCGTTCGTTCCATCCATGGCACAGATACGGAGATACTTTTACTTTTTGCAATTCATCAGGCCGCATCCAGATAGAAGGATCAGGCTTCGGCAGTACCGTTTCGCTCGGGACGGCGTCAATCCAGTCAAGAGCGGCCTTGAGCGCATTCAGCAAATCCAGCTTATCCGCTTGGGCGGCTTGCCACGCCTCCCATGCGGTATTGGTTCTAACCAGTATCAGGATGATCATCACGCAGCGTCCTTGAATGCCGGCGCAAGCGCCGCGTATTTGGCCCAGCGCTCGTCAGCGTTGCCAACGAATGCGGCCCAGGCTGCCACCTCCATGCCGGGCACGAGCTCGAGCAGCGCGCAGGCCAGCTGCCGGAGCATGCGCAGCTCGTCGCCATTGATCACCACCCGGTCGTTGATACCATTTCGCCGGCAGCGCTCTGCGGCCTCGATCCATCCGTCGCCGGCGGATTCGGCCGCCCGCTTGAGCCCGGGGTGGTTGTAATAGAGCGCGGCGTCGTAGGCGGCCGAACAGTAGCGGGTGACGATGCGCGTTGTCGCGCCGTGACCATAGCCTTGGGCGACCTCGTGCAGGTGCGCGAGGAAGGGTAGTAGCTGGGTGTCGGCGTCCGCAGCACCAACGCGCTGCTTGCCGGCGATCATCAGCATCGGGTTGCGGGCCGCGCGCGGGATGCGCTTCGGTTTGGTGGTCATGCGGCACCGCCATCATTGATCTTGTTCATGCTGCTTTCTCCTGTTTGAGTATCCCGCGCCCGATCATCGTGATTCGCATTCTGGCCGTAGCCAGTCGGCGTTTTGCCGCTTTGCGCTGCTGGATTAAATCGTGTGCGCACAGGCAGGCGGGGCAGATTGCCAGTTCTTCGCGGATCTCGGAATCGGTTAGGTAGTCGAACTCGCCATCAATAGCCACTGGCTCATATGCGATGTGAAGATGTGTCACGTCATCACCGTCTTTCCACTTTCCGTCTTCACCTGAATATTCAAACCGCCCTTTGACGCCATTGCAGCCATGCAGTGCGGACTGAAGGTCTTTCGACAGTCGTTTAACATCAGCTTGCGCCAGCGCGATATTGCGAATTGCGTCTAAGGCGCGTTGACCTTTATCCATTATTCCTCTCCCGCCTCATACCCAGGACGCATCACCAGCGATTCGCGCCAGTCGATTCCGATGGTGTCTATTGGCAATATATGATCGATACGCGCTTGAGCGTGCCATGATCCCCACGCACTTGTGCCAACATCTGGGAGAGTGCTATAACCAAATACGTGGCCGTCAGCATCCATTGCCACATACACAATCTCAGGCCGCAACACGCCCCAAGGAATGACGAGCTGACGGGGCTTGAGGCGGTAGCAACTGCTCAGGTGGATAAACGAGTTGCGTTTTCCCATCCACACTCCATCCGGCTGATAAGACTCCACGCTCGCCGGATCAGCAACCAGCGCCTCGACAATCTCGCTACGCTGTTCAGGCGTCATGTCTCTAAATTTGATCGGTTCCATTGTTTCCGCTACTCCTTAAAATGTAAGTTGTTAGTTGCCATGGGGCGTTTCCCTTACACATTTTGATAAACATTTCTTTTTGTCCGGACCGGGCGGCGGACTCGGCGGACCTAGCGGACCGGGCGGACCGGGCGGACCGGAAGGCGCGTTGACCGTTGTCCATCATCACTCCCATGAAAAAGCCGCCTCAGTGGGCGGCGTGTTAGGCTGTTTAATACCGAGTCGTGATGCCATGCTTCTGCCTGAGCGACATTGCTCAATAGGAGATAAAAATGCATCAACTCACTCTGCAAGAAGTGCAGAAGGCCATTGCGCAAGCGCAGCCATCTCAACTCATGCTACTGAAGCAATCTGCCAAAAATTGGATTTATGAAGAACAGAATGGCGTTCTCAAGTTTGAGCTTGGCGTTCGTGATGCGCTTGATCGACTGCTGATAGCGTAAGGTCAGGAAGTCCTCCGGTCACGCCGCCACCAGCATCGCCTGAATTACATCCCGCGCGACCGGCGGGCAGACTGCATTGCCGAGCATGTGCATGGCCAACTTTGAAGTTTCCGGCAGGATGTAATCGGCAGGGAATCCCATCGCCGCCCTGGCCTCTTGCACACTGAGCATGCGCATCCGGTCGCCGTCGACAATCCCCCATCGATCTCGGGTGGTGATCGTGCCGATCGGGCGGGCGATGCTCCGGCCGCCGCGCTCGTTGCCGTAGTACGCCGTCAAGAACCGCTCACCGTGCTGCCGGCGCCCGTTCTCGATCCGCTCCAGTGTCGCAGCGGCTCGCCCGGGCTTCTCGATCTGCGACCACTTCCCGCCGTCGAAGTCGATGATGCCGGACACTGGGACGTGCTCACGCTGTGGCAGGTTGAGCATCAGCGGGTACTGACTGCGCGTGCCGACGATAAAAAGCCGCTCACGGTTCTGCGGTACACCATGGTCAGCAGCGTCAACGATATGCGGAGACAGGCAGTAGCCCAGCGCTTCCATGGCCATACGCCATGCTGGGTACAGTGACCACTGCACAAATTCAGGCACATTTTCGATGATGCAGAACTGCGGACGGTGGTACTCGGCGGCAGAGACGACTGCCCAGGCTGTCGAGCGGCTGGCATCGTGCTGTGGGTTGCCGTGCTCTTTGCCGCGGGCTTTGCTGTGGCCTTGGCAGCAAGGGCTTGCCATCAGCAGGTCATGTGCCGGCACTTCCATCCACCGCGCCTGATGCAGGTCTTGGCAGGCATGCCGCGCGCCCGGATGATTGGCTTCGTGAATCTCAACCGCCGATTGCCAGTGGTTTGCGGCCCAGACGACATCGATGCCGGCCATGCGGGCGCCGGTGCTGAAGCCTCCAGCGCCGGCGAACAGGTCGATTGCTTTCATGCGGGTTCCAGATATGAAGAAGCCCGCATCAGCGGGCTTGGTGGGTTAGGGTGGGGCGGTCAGACAGGCGCATTTTCCTGCGCTTTCACGGGCTTGCCGCAGACCGGGCAGAACGCGCACATGAACGACGTTTCTTTGCCTTTTCGGTAGCCGGACTTGTCCGCCTTCACCGTGTAGATCAGGCGAGGAACCTCATCCAATGTGGCCCCGAACACCATTGCGATTGATTGACACTCGACCGTCGCAGGCTTGCCCAACTTCTCGCTGTAATGCTTGGCCAGCTTGGGTTCGAGGTCGCGCATACATGTGCATTGCATATGGTTCTCCAGACATAAAAAATCCCGCCGGGCGGGATCAGGGTTTTCGGTAAGTCTTGCGTATGTCCAAACTGATTGACCGCCCGCGTCGCCGCAGTGCATTGGCCAGTCTGCACCGGTCGTGATGGCTGTTCGTCGCCTGACCGAGCAATCCGAAGTACGAATTTGCCGTTTCAAACAGGTCGACTTTATCGATGTCAACCACGCGCCGAATTGGCGCGATAGATCAAGACAACAAGCTCCAAGCATTCGCCGTCCAGCCGCTTCCCGTGGTCGCGGTAATTGCGCGGGAATTGACTGGCAAGCTTTTTGACTAAAATGGTGAGGTCGTAGGTCACCTTGTAGATCGGCAATTCGGAATGCAAAGACATAAGTCAAAACCTGCGCGGGCGAGCCCGCGCTTAAATGGATGAAGTGCTAAATGAACAATCTGCGGACGGCCAGCGCGCGCACCTCGTAGTCCTTGCTGATGTGGTATGGGCTGCCATCAGCGAAGACCTGGTCGTATGCGCTGCTCGGGCTGTACTGCGTGCTGGTGAGATACCAGCCCTTCGGAAACAGCGCCGCCATGTTGATTTCCACCAGCGCCAGCTCGCGCCGCGCCGGGAGGTAGAAATCGCTGAGGCCGTCGATGACGAGGCCTCGGGCCCATTCCGCCGCCGGATGTTCGTGCTCCGATTCAACCAATGCCTTGGCATTGGCCCATCCATCCCAGTGGCTTTTCGCCCCCGGTTCGTCTTTGCCGTAACCGCCCCAAGCGATTTTCGCAATCTGGCCATCCGGATGCTCGGCGACGATCACGTAATACGGACGCGACCCGTCGGGTGGCACGATCAGCCCGGCGTTTTTTCCGCCTTGTCCCGGCCAGAGTTCGCCAGGGAGCGGCGTGCGCCCCATGTGCGATGTAAATATAGCTGCTTGGCTTTGCCGAGGTTCGGCGGTGCTTGCGTCGGCTGGCGCAAAATTGATGGTCAAGTTCTGGATGGACAACTCGAATTTCGATCCCATTCGTTTACTCCTGAAAAGGCAAACCCGGCTGGCGCCGGGTTAAATTGAAAAATGACTTAATGGATGATGTGAATCGTGCGGACGGCGCGCACCCGCGCCTCATTTTCCTTAGTGGTGCTGGTTGTGCCGCCACCGGTGAAACTCTGAATCCAGGCGCGGCTGGACGAAAACTGCGTTGATGCCCAGTACCACTCGGCCTGCAAGGCGTGCTCATCGCCCTCACGGAAGCCTTCGATAGCGGTCTGTGTCGGGGACTGCTCCGTGTACGGGTAGCCGAGCGGAAGGCTGGAAGTGTTGTCGCCGTCGCGGAACGAGCACGAATTGGCACGCGTGGTCGGTTTGAAATGGCGGTATAGCAGCTCCAGCTGGTCACGTGCCGGGATGGCCCAGTCAGTAAATCCGCCGATTTCCAGCATCAGCGCCTGCTTGGCCAGTTCGCTGCCAGCCTCGGCCATGGCGATGGTATTGGCCAGACCATCGGTGTAGCTGCGGGCACCGGAAACGTCTTGTCCGTATTCGCCCCACACGCCTTCGAGATTGCCTTCTTTCCCGGAAACGATCAGGGCGCGGGTCTCGCCGCCTTGCTTGAACAGTCCGGCGAAGAAGCCGCCTTCGAACGGGGTCAGCAGTTCGGTCGGGATAAGATGTGCTGCGATTGCTTTTTGCATGTCAGTGTACTTAGTGCCCGGTGCGGGCGTAAAAAATCCCGCAATCGCGGGCTTGAATTTCATACCCCCGCGCGCTTCGTCCGAATGGACGCCGGCGCGCTGCATGAAACCGGTGAGGGACCGGGCGGGGTGGGTGGTGTTACGCGACCTGAGCCTTGAATTTCCAGCCGTCGCGGTCATTGGCCAGATGTGCGTTGCGCTCCTCCAGCGCCTCGATCTGCCGCTCTTGCGAGGCGATCCGGGCTTTCAGCGCATCGTTCTCGATGATCAACTGCGCCAGCGACCTGTTTTCCGTGGTGTCCATAAATCCTCCGATAATGTTTTCTCATGGCGTGAAACACTCGATGTCGACTTCTCAAACTCATCCAGCCGCATCCAATCCGCCGAGTGCCTCGATCAGCCCATCAACCAGGTCGCCCAGCTCCTCGACCATCAGCGTAAGCGTGGCCTCAAACAGGCTGGCGCTGTCGTCGCCAGCCTGACTGGCTTCATCCTGCAGGACATCGAGGAACTGAATGCGCTTGAGCTGCAGCGTGTCGGTCAGCACAAAGCGCACGCGCTCGTTCCAGATCAATCCGAGCTTCGTAACCTGCTTGCCGGTGGCGATGTGCTGGCGAATTTCATCAGAGGTCAGATCCATGCGAACGCAGCGGATTACCGCACCGTTTTCGCTCGGGTCGCGCAGCTCGACTTCGGCATCCAGCTCAAAACCTTCTGGCGCTTCGCCCGCGGCCAGCCAATCGGTCATGGCGGTGTGCGGGGCAAACTTGGCGCGGGGCAAGGCAGCCGGGAACGGCGGCAGAGCCTCACGCAGTTTGCTGACCAGCGCTTCCGCCTTGCTGGATGTGGACGTGTCGACCATCAGCCATCTGCGGCGATTGTCGATGTAGGCGTTCAGGCGGCCTTCCCGGGTGAAGGCTTTCGGTAGCAGGTCATCGGTCACCTGTTCTTTTAATGCCTGCTTTTCCTTGTGGCCAATGCCGCGATGGTCGCGCTGTTCGATCTCCAGCGCCTTTTCATCGACGGCTGCGCGGATCGTCACTACCGGCAGAACCTTGTCTTCGCGCTTGAGCGAGACCAGCAGGCAGTCGCGGGCCTTGAATACCGGGCTGCCGACGTGGCTTGCCGGCCAGACCCAGCCCTCGGTAAACCAGTCCAGTCCGGCGCATTTGGCGAACGGCGCTTTATCCAGGCGTTCGGACAATGCCGCGCCGTCGACCGGGGCGGACAGGCGGAAAATTGAAAGTTGTTTGAACCAGGTCATGCGGCCTCCTGCTGTGCGCGCGCCGATGCGATAAAGGCTTCGGCATTCTTGATGGCACGTTCGCGGTGAATGTTGCTGCCGTCCCTGATGGATTCGATCAGGTCGAGCATGAGCTTGATGTGCTCGGGGTCGTCGCGGAGCGGGGCTGGTGCGGGCGCCGTTGCCACTGACGTGAGCTTGGGCGGCACAACCGCAATCGGTGCGGGTGCGGCTTCAACGACAACCGGCGCCGGCTTCGGCAGGGCAGCCAGTTCGTCCTGCTGCCGCTTGATTTCAGCCTGTTGAGCTGCGAGGGCGTCGGCCTGAGTCTTGGCTGCACGCTCTTGCTCGACCCGGGCCGCGCCCAGCTTCCGGCGTTCTTCTGCAATAGCCGCAGACTCTGCGTCGCGTTGGATCTTGGCTTTGCGCTCCTGCTCTGCGCGCTCGTCAGCCAGTCGCTTGCGCTCGGCAGCAAGGGCGGCGGCGTCGGCCGCTTGCTGCTTGCGCTGGCGCTCAAATTCGTCGCGTTCCGCCTTGGCCCGAGCCTGCTCGGCTTCGGCCTCCTTGGCGCTGGTCAGCGCCAGATCCAGTTTTTCGAGCGCGGATTGCTTGGCTGACGCGGCGGTGGTGGTAAATTCTTCGAAGCTCGCGTCGATCTCGACTGCCGTGACTGTCTCGATTGCGCCCTGAATGTGTTCCGCCGACTTGCCGATGCAGTCCAGCGCCACCAGTCCGAATGCGTCGATTCGGAATTTAATGGCGTCGATGCGCTCGGCTTCGATGCGCGCTTTCTCGGCTTTGATGGCCTCTTTACGCGCATCTTCGTCTTTGATGAGGGCGTCGAACCGGGCTTCGTACGGCGTAACCTCGGCCTCCAGCGCCTTATAGTGCGAGTCAATCAGTTTGCCGATTTCGAGGATCGGTGCTTTGCGCTGCTGGCGCGTGGCGTTGGCGCCTGTGCGAATACCCTTGAACGTCGCGCGATGGGTCGTCGCCAGCTTGTAGCCCGCCGGGGTGGTGACGTCGATCTCTGCCGGAATGGCTGCGATAGCCAGCGCCAGCGCCGTGTGATGGCCGGCATAGACGGCGGTGACGTAGGTCACCGGGTCGATGGTTAGCAGATCGCGCGATGCGATCTCGGCCGGCTCGACCAGGGCGACGCCGGTTTGTTCGGGTTGTTCCATGGCTTTCTCCACGAAAAACCCCGCCGAAGCGGGGCTGATTATTTGGTGAGCGCGGCGCGGAGTCGCGGTTCGATGTTGGGCTGATTCAACAGCCATTTGACGTAATCGCGCGGAACCTGCGACAGCGGCACGCCGGCATGCTTGCCGAACGGCATTGCCACCGGCACCAGTGCGTGCTCGGACAGCTCGTGCAACTCCTGCCAGCTCGTCACTTTCAGGTCATTCAGCAGCGCCAGTAGGATCTCGCGGCAGATACCGACGTCAGCCAGGGCGCTGTGAGCGCTGCGCAATACCTCGCGCGCCGCTTTGCCCTTGAGGTAGTACAGCAGGGCGCTTTGCGTGTGGCTGTCGAGTGATGGCCATGCCATCCGCGCCAGCGCCAGGGTGTCGATCAACTTGACCGGCGGCTTGCCGATGACGATCCAGTCGAAGCCGTCGACGTTGTGGCCGATTAAGTAATCGGTCGGCGGCAGCGCGAAATTCGTGTGCGACGGGCAGTCCACCAGGTCATCCGGATGAATGTGGTGCGTAGCCAGCGCGCCGAGGTTGATGCGTTTGGTCGGGTTGTAGCGCTGTTCAAACCGGTCAATAACTGCGCAGACCGGCGGTTCGTCCAATTCCAGCCAGGCGGCTTCAACCACGTCAGGCAGGGCGCCGGTCTTCTTGTCGATGTGGCCGGTGGTCTCAATATCAAAGATGCGTGCGGTTTGGGCCATGGTGAGCTCCGGTTAAATGCAGTGAATAATGACGCGGTTTTCAAGCCCGATCGGGGAAAATGGTATATCGTCGTCGATGTCGTTATATTTCTTCGGTTGAGGCTGTTCACGGCGCCCCGGCGGGGAAACCTTACTGGCGCTGCCACCCTTGAGGCGCTTGACGGGGTTTGCCGCGATCCAGTCAACACGGGCAGCCAGCCGCTTCGGCTCTTTGCATTTGTCCCCGTCCAGCACTTCGGAAGCGATCTTTTCATCCGACGGCGAGAACCAGGTGTCGAACAGGGCTTTTTCTTTCACTTCACCGCTGTCAGACAGATACTCTTCCATGCGGAAGAGGGCGCCAATCGGCTTGCCCATCAACGCCGCCAGCAGCGGAGCCCGAACAAGCTGACGGGACTGAGATGCGGCGTCCCATTTCTCGATTTCGCCCATTACCGGGTCCGGCAGATCGCGCAGTCGCAGACAGGCCATCAACGAATCCAGCTCTTGAAAGCCGCCCTCATTGTCGGTCGGCTGGTGAGTGCTCTTGTCTTCGTATGTCAGATTGCTATACCAGCGAGCTTCTTGCCCTGTCGTGGTCTTGAACGAAAACGAAATCCCGCTGGACGTCGTCTTCTGGACGTATTCAGCCACCAGCAAGGTGCCAACAAATTTACCCGGCTGCGTAATGCCGGACTGGCGGTTGTCGGCGGCGCGCGCCGATTCCGCGTTCAGGGTGCGAAAAGCCATTTGATTCTCCAGAAGTATCAGGCGGCGGCAGCTTGGCCGATCCCGTAGTAATTACAGATGGCGGCGTCGACCGCCTCCAGGTCGTTGTCGATCATCGCGGCGTCAAACAAACCCATTGGCGACTTGACGGTGTCGAACCCGCTGTTCCGGGTCGTAAAGTGGAACTGGCCATCCATAACCTTCGTGCGCAGGCAGATGGTTACCATGCCGTCCAGGGAGACTTTCTCATCGAGCATCTTCCCGATGGTCTTGATCTTCGTCATGCCGTCCGACGACGTGTCGGTGTGGCACAGGACATAGACCCGAACATCGTCAGGCAGATCCGCAGCATCCATGATGACTTTCCATGCGTGATGCCCGATCTCCGAGAACTTATCGAATCCGCGCTCGTCGGTACGGCGCATAAATTCGTTGCACATCAGGTACTGGTAATCGTCGATGACGACCCGTTTGCGCGACGTTTTTTGCATCAGCTCGATGATTTTTTGATAGTCATCCGTCACGAAAATGTTTCCCGTTTTGCAGCTCTCGCGGTTGAACAGCTTCCACGTTGCGGAGCGGAACGGAAGCGGCTTCTTGATGCACTGAATCAGCAGCGTCTCTTCGGGCGGCATATTGCGCATGCTTGCCGACTTCCCGGTCCCGGGCTCGCCAAGGATGAATGTGGTGATGCCCATGGCTTATGTCCTCGTTATGCGAAATCGGCGCCAGCCAGAGCCTTTGCCATCTCGCGTTCGAATCGGTCGTTGCGGCGCAGCGTCAGGCTGCGATCCGCGTCAGTGATGGGGCGGTTTGTCGGGCCGCCCAGAATCAGCGAGCGGACCAGCGCAATGTGACCGGCGCGCTCCTTGCTCGCCCTGGGCGGCACATCCAGCGGCGCCATCAGTCGAACCGACTACTGTAGTTGGCGTCTGAGCCGACGACGCGGCGCGGGGCGTTCTTGCGCTTGTCCTCAGCCATGAACACCATTTGCGCGGTCGCCTTTTTGATGCGCTGCAGGCCAACTTCGCTGTAGTCGTCAACGGGCGGCGACTTGTACGTCACGCCGTCAATCTGAATGAAGATGAAAATTTCGCCGCCGCCCATTATCTCTACATCCACATCGCAAAAATTCGGGAGCATCGCCTCGACCTTCTGCTTGAACTGCCCAGCGATGTAAACGGGGTCGCAGTCCGAATCGCCACCGGGCTTTTCGCCCCATTCGATGTCAAATTCACCCATTTTGCTCATGATCAACCCCATTGCGTTTGAATCAGGCCGTAGGCGATGAAGATGATCACCGCCAAAACCACGGCGCCAATACGATTTTTGACAGAAGCCTTCATGCCGGCCTCCCTTGAATACCCACGACCCGCCCGATGGAATCCAGCACCATCAGCTGGGCATCACAGACGTGATGGGCGAGCGCTGGCACGGTGTAGCGCGTGCCGTCGCGCTCAACGACAGTGATCAGATAAGGCTTCATGCCATCTCCTTGCAGCGCCTTGGCCACTGCGCGTTGTCTGCCCGCTGGTAAGCCATGACGGACGGCTCAAGGCACGTTTTGATGATTGCCGCGATCTCGTCCGGCCCATCTCCGCGCCGATACGCCATAATCAGCCGGCTGGCGTCGATCACTACCTGGACGCGAGCGGCTGCGATGTCGTTTTCCATGCGACCTCCCAAAAAAGAAGCCCGCGCGCCGCGGGCAAACACTCACAGGATGAATTTGGCCGGACTTTCCCGGAGGTCAGCACTCTTTCCGCACCCTTGCCTATGCTCGGCCGTCGTCACGCGGCGGAACCCGCGCCCCTTGTTGGCTGACTCATTGGGGAATCCCGTGTTTACGGCAGTAGGTTGCCAGCCCAGCGGGAGGAACTTTGTTGCCAAAATCGCCTGTCACGCGCCTTTGGAAACCGGCCTCACTCCCCAGTAAGGCCGTGCTGAGTTGTCCTTGCCCATCCCGATGCAGTTACATGATCGTCTCCCGGTGAGATACGCGGTCTTGCGTGGCGTCCGCGCTGCCCTTGAATCGGTACTGCTGTCCCATGAAGGCCGTTTCGGCTTACGCGCCCCTTCTGCCGTAGCTTCCGCTGCTGCGAACAGGCCTTCATGAGCCGCCTATTGCCAAGCGGCCAGCCTTTAAAACTCAATGTCGTCCATCGGGTCATCCAGCGGGGGCGACGGCGCGTCCGTCACTACCGGGCCGCGAATAACCTTGAAGCCAGGGCGCTCGCCGTAGAGCAGATAATTGCCGATAAAGCGACTCGTGTTAAAGACCACCGGCTTAAACCAGACGATGGAGTACGGCGCAAAAACGACGCATTCCGCGTCGTCGAAGTCGATCGTTTCGTTCATTCCGCTCTCCTGTTGATCACCACAACGTCCTCAGTCGAAGCTGTTGTGGTGATGGCCCGTCGCCAGGCCACCGGTACTTCGCGATGTGTATAGCTGCTTGTGCGTTACCCGGGCGCTAACCGGTCAGTACCCCGTGCGTTGATCGCTATCCGTGACCGGGAACCTCGCCTCGCCACCTCCACCCGTTCGCTTCCGTTGTTGGGTCGCCTGGCCGTGGTCGCCAGTGCTGCATTCACTTCGTTCACCCGTTACTCGCCACGGTTTGATTGGCGCATCACGTGTTTCATTACCTGGCTTTTCGTCGCCCGATTCGCACGCTTCCAGCTCGCTTTGTGCTCGCTGTGTTTGCTCCCGCTTTGCCGGCGCGGGGCTGCATCTGAGGCCGGGCCTAATACGCTTTCGCGCTTCGGCTGCTAATCCCTGCAAGTTGTGTAAAGAGCGTTGCTCGGTGTTGCTGAGCTGATGGAGTGAAGATTACCTCGTGGGTAACTATAAGGCAAGACAAAAGATTACCTGCACATGGCGCGTGTGGCTTTTTTGGTTACCAAATGGGTAATTGATTGTGCGGCAAGGGCAAACTAGGAAGGGGTGAGGGCCAGGACGGCCCGTCATGTATTACGCAGATTGGAGTGCGTCGGGATTGGAACGGAGGAAATCAAGGATGGCGGCGAGGTTGCCGCGTTTTTCGACTTTGAATTTGTTGTCATGCGAGAGGGTGATGCGCAGTTCGGCGAGAAGGGGGTAAACAGAACTGCCAAGGGTTTCGGTTTCCATTGCGTGTTTCTGTAGATCGTTGAAAGAGGCAATAGGATGTCACAAACCCCTTGCAACGAACAGCGGGTAAAACAGGACATTTTTAGCGCGATATCTGACTGTGGTGCTCAGGTATTATTGGGGTTTCCAAAGAGAATATACACAAGGTGCGCCCGGCTGCGAGCCTTGTATTGCTTGATGATGCGGGCCACATGGCGCCGCACCGTCCTTGCGGTAATGCCGAGATTGGATGCTGTCTGAGTGTCGGATTGTCCGACGGCAATGCTGTCCGCTATTGACCGGTCCATATCCGTCAGCTCATACCGGAGGTCGCGTGGGGCGAGTACCCGCGAGGCGGCTGATGACATGTGCCGGTGCATCATGCCGATGATCTGACGCACCCCGGCATCCTCCTCCGCCCGCCGTCCTGCAAACGAAATGGTTACGCGGTGCGTGCCGTGGTCGTGTAAGTAGGTAAGGCCGTGCGTCATGTCGTGGCGCGCGCAGGCGGCGAGAAAGCGGGCATGGCTCGGCGTGCGGCGATTTAATGTCGCCAAACTCTTGGACCAGAGGATCGGCGTATCCGGCTTCCCGTTGAGCACGGGGTCGACGTTCGCAAAATCCGCAGCCAGGTACAGGTCGATCCACTCGTCACTCCAGCCCACGTTCAGGATGTCGGCAAAAGTAGGGTGGTGACCGCCAAGCCCAGTAACCGCAATCAAAATGGCCACATCACCGGAGAGTAGATGCTGTAGCCCGTGGCAAAATGCGCGCAGACCCTCCTTCTCCCGCGCCGTAGGTAGAGTCCCGGCCAGGCCCAGTACGGTATATGCCGTACCGGGCGGCACACTATTAAGTAGATCCATCGTTGTGCTGTCCATATCTTAAACGTAGCGCAAAGCCGCGCAATGTACAGGATATGTCCCGCCGTGCCTATCTCTTTGATTCGATAATTAATTTGATAAGTTCCGCAATTGTTTCCGGCCCCTTGTCGAGCAACTTCTCAGCCAGGTCTTGCAGGGACTCGGCGACGAGGTAGGCGCCGTCCACCTGGGTGACCGGTTCCTTTTGGCCTTTGCCGGTTTCCAGCCATGCAGGATTCACGCGCAGCGCCTTTGCTATCTGCAAAAGCCGTGTTGTAGCACGGTTTTTCCCGCTTTCAAGGTCTCGAATGGTGGATACGCTGAGGCCAGCTTTTCTGGCGAGCTGCGCTTGTGTCATGCCCAGCGCGAGTCTCGCCGCGCGCAATCGGTCTGCAAAAAAGTCCATGCAATATTGTCGAGCATGGATTGCGTGTAATAACGCTTTAAGAATGGCGGAATAACGCTATTGCTGGCACGCGGCGCCAGCAGGCGAGGCGATCAGGGGCAGGGTAGGGGAATAGGGTGGGCGTGAAAAAGCCCACACTGGGGCGGGCTGATTGGAGCGAATTATGACTGATTACTGATCGGGATGCGTTTTCTTGATCTGATCGAGCAGGGCTTGAGTGTCTTTTAGTTGCTGCATCACCTGGGTCTGCGCGGCAGAAGTGTTCTTGCCGGATTCAAACGAGGCGACCATGTTGCTCAATACGGTTGCGTTGAACGCGGCTACCCCGAGGACAATGGCGAGGACGGCGGATATGCCGGTGACAATGATTGTAGTCTTTAGGCTCTTGATGGACGCCTGAGTGTCCTTGTTAGCCTCGACAAAGGCATCCATTTTATCTTCGATGCGCGAAACCCTGGCATCCATCTTGGCTTCGATGGTTTCCAGTTTGGCGTCGAGCAGTTCGACTGTGACAGGTGTGCTCATAGTGACATTATGGGTCAGGTCGCCTTCGCCATCAACCCCGGCCACCCCTTGCTGCGGTTGCCATATATTGAGACTGATAACTTTACTTGCCGGCATCGTTGCCATCCTCCTCGCTGTAGCCTTGATCGACATACCCCAACTCAACGTACATGTGATAGAAAACCTTCGAGAAAGTCATGACATAAGAGCAGTTGTCGCATATGAGCATTATCAGTT